GGCAAGATCAAGCAGTTTGCCTCTAGTGTATCCTTGCAAGGTGGGTACAAGGTAGTAATTCTGGATGAGGCTGATTACCTTAATCCTCAATCAACCCAACCTGCCTTGCGGGGATTCATCGAAGAGTTTAGCAACAACTGTCGTTTCATTCTTACATGCAACTTTAAGAACCGTATCATCGAGCCGTTACACTCTCGTTGTGGTGTCTATGAGTTCAATACATCTAAGAAAGATATGGCTGAGCTAGCTGCTCAATTCTTCAAGCGATTCACTGATATCTTAGATCAAGAGAACGTACCTTATGAGAATAAGGTGATTGCTGACTTAATTATGAAGCATGCGCCTGACTGGCGCAGAGTTCTTAACGAAGGTCAACGTCGATCTATTGGTGGCTTTGATAGCGGTGGCGCTGACATTGGTAGTGTTGATAGTAGCATTGCTGAGCTAGTACAACACCTAAAGGGCAAACAGTTTAAGAAGATGCGAGCATGGGTAGTCAACCATATGGACGTTGATACTGTTGCTATCTTTAGAGGTCTATACGATAATATGTTCCAGTATGTTGCTGACAATAGTGTTCCTCAGCTGGTTCTTATTCTAGCAGACTACCAATACAAGGATGCATTTGTTGCTGACCATGAGCTTAATACTGTCGCTTGTATGACAGAGATTATGATGCAGGTTAACTTCAAATGAGTCCGTTTGATTACCTCAACAGCATAAACGATCATAAGAGAGATCTTATGGTTGATGATATGACCGAGAAGTCATATAATGGTTTTATGATCAATAGATCATTAAGCTACTTTCAAGATACTATTATGTTCGCTAATGAGATTAATAAGTATCATCACTTGGACAATAAACTCCAATATCACTTTCTTATAAATATTATTCGAAAACGTAAAAGATTTTCGAAATGGATTAAACCTGAACAGCTAAGTGATATTGAAGTGGTTAAGCAATACTATGGATACAGCAATGAAAAAGCTAAGCAAGTACTGCCTCTTCTGTCACCTGAACAGATAACAATAATAAAAAAGAAGGTGAGCAAAGGTGGAAGAAAATAATATTGTTCAATGGCAACCTACAGATATGTTGGAAGTTGTTCTGAACGAACCAGATGATTTCCTGAAGGTTCGTGAGACACTTACACGCATTGGTGTTGCATCCCGCAAAGACAAAAAGCTATTTCAATCATGTCATATTCTACATAAGCAGGGCAGATACTTCATCGTCCACTTTAAAGAGCTGTTTATGTTAGATGGGAAGAAAGCTAATCTTGAAGAGAATGATCTCGCACGAAGAAACACAATCGCTACACTGTTAAGTGATTGGGGTCTTGTTGAGATCGAAGGCGTAAGCGAATTGAATTGCGCGCCACTTCGTCAGATTAAGATCATCCCATTTAAGGAGAAAGTCCAGTGGGAACTTTGTCCAAAATATAATATTGGAAATAAATAAACATACCTGTTGACTTTTGACGTCAAAGGTATTATATATACTATAGTGATGCGGATCAGTCCGGTCACATATCAATCTTGCTTGCTCAAAAGGAGATAACAATGACAGGCTTACAAACACTATTCCCGCGGTCTTCCTTCGTTGGTTTTGATCATTTATTCAATGAACTAGAGTTCACTGCTAAACATGCTCAGGACCACTATCCCCCACATAATATTATTCGCACATCTGAATCAGACTATCTGATTGAGTTGGCAATTGCGGGGTTCACAAAGGATGAACTATCTGTTGAAGTTAAGGATCGTACCTTGACAGTAACAGGGGAGCATGTCTCAAGGGGTCGTGAGTTTATTCACCGTGGAATTTCCACAAAGAAATTTAAACGAACATTCCGGCTGTCTGAGCACGTAAAAGTGCACGGAGCAGATATTCGAGATGGTATACTTGCAATCGAACTGAAGTACATCATCCCTGAAGAAATGCGTCCTCGTAAAATCAATATTGGTCAAAACGAGGAACAACATGACACAATTAATACTAACACAAGCCAACTTCTTACAGAACGCAATTAGAGCTCTGTTTGATTTACTCAAAGATACACACACAACACGCAAGGAAATTTCCGAAGCTAGAAAGACTGTGAAAGAGTTGCAAAAGCTCTCAGACAAAGACTTACTGGATATCGGCATTTGTCGTGGAGACATCTGGAGTGTCGCTTATAATAAGACCGACCATCTAAGGAGACGTTTCTAATGACTGCAGCAGTAATGAAATACGCTTTTGCACCGGTGGGTGGACTCTTTAGTGGATTTAACAACTTCTTCCTTTCATTAGGAAAAGCAAGAGCAGCAGCTGAGCTTTCTAGAATGGGTTACCATAAAGAAGCAAAGTATCTAATGTTGACTAGCACAGAAGACTTGTGATTTAAACATATCAATCAAGAGAGGCTGTAGTGGCCTCTTTTACAACACACACAACACAGGAGACTATTATGTCTAATAAAAATCCATTTGAAATCCGTGCAGACATTCTTGCTATGGCAAAAGACTACATGGACAAACAAGTAGAATTGAATACCACTCTCTTCACTCAAATGATGGAAGCTGGTAAGAAGACTATTGAAGATGTTCCACAAATGTATACAATGGAAGAACTTCAAGAGAAGGCAAAGGAAATGTATTCTTTTGTATCTGACAAGAAATAAATGATTGGGGGGCTGTTGCCCCCCTTTCCTTTTTGTAGTATAATATAAGCTAACATGTAAGTTCGGAGGTAATATGAACTTTTACACTAGCGTCAATCGATACGGTAATAATATCCTTTACAGAGGATTTGAAGATGGCAAACGTGTCGATAAGAAGATTCCCTATATGCCAACTCTGTTTATTCCTACCAACAAAGAGACTGGATGGAATACACTACAGAACAATCCTGTCCAACCCGTTACTTTTGATACGATGCGTGACGCTCGTGACTTCATTAAGAAGTATGAAGGTGTGGACAACTTTCCTGTCTATGGTACCACTAACTACGTTAACCAGTTTCTGACTGATCGCTTCCCTGGTGAGATTAAGTTCGATCGAGATAAGGTCAATGTGACTTCTCTTGATATTGAGGTACACTCAGAAGATGGTTTCCCTTTTGTTGCGGATGCTGCTCATCCAGTGACAGCTATTACTATGAAGAGTAACCAATCAGATACTTATTATGTGTGGGGGCTGAAAGACTATGATCCAGACAAGTGTCCCATTGAGGGAGTTAACGCAATCCATTATAAGAAGTGCAAAGACGAGATCTCTTTGTTACTCGATTGGTTGGGTTGGTGGCATGATTCTCGGTACTGTCCCGATGTGGTTACGGGTTGGAATACTCGCCTATTTGACTTTCCATATCTTATTAATCGTGTAAAGAATATCATTGGTGGTGACGTCTATAAGAAGTTCTCTCCATGGGGTGTAGTAGATCAACGTGATATTGTCATTGCTGGTCGTACTAACATTGCCTATGAGATGATGGGTATTCAACAACTAGACTATTATGACTTGTTCCGTAAGTTTGGATATGCATATGGTACGTTGGAATCGTACAAACTAGATCACGTAGCATACATTGTTCTGGGTGATAACAAACTATCATTCGATGAGGTAGGCAATCTACAGAATCTATACAAGCAAGACCACCAGCTGTACATCGACTATAACATTAAAGATGTTCAGCTTATTGATCGACTAGAAGAGAAGATGGGTCTGATTACTCTTGCTATGACTATGGCATATCGTGGTGGTGTTAACTACTCCGAGACGTTTGGGACTACATCGATCTGGGATTCTATTCTCTATCGATTGATGTATAAAGATCAGACTGTCGTTCCTCCTAAGGTATCAAAGATCAAAGAGAAGTATCCTGGTGCTTATGTAAAGGATCCTATGACAGGCAAGCACGATTGGGTTGTGTCGTTTGACCTCAACTCTCTCTATCCCAATATCATTGTCCAATACAATATGTCTCCAGAGACAATCATCGATGGAGCTATTCCTGGTATTAATGTCGAAGCTATCTTAAACGATAAAGACTTTATCTTAGATGATGATTATGCTGTTGCAGCATCAGGTCTACAATTCCGTAAAGATCAGCAAGGTGTGATTCCTAAGATCATTAAGCAGTACTATGATGAGCGTAGAGCTATCAAGAATCGTATGCTTGAGGCTCAGCAAGAATATGAGTCAGGTAAGACTAAGAAGCTAGAGAACGAGATCAACACATTAGAGAATCAGCAGATGTCTATTAAGATTCTTATGAACTCTTTGTACGGTGCTCTAGGTAACAACTACTTTAGATACTTTGATCGACGTATGGCAGAAGCTATTACTACATCTGGTCAGCTATCTATTCTGTGGGCACAAGAAGCTATCAACAAAGAAATGAATAAGTTGCTTGAGACTATTGATGTCGACTATATCATAGCTATCGATACGGACTCATTGTATGTTCGTATGAAGCCTCTGATTGATAAATTTGACCCCAACTCTCCTGTGGACTTTCTTAACAAGATCTGCTCAGAACACTTTGAGGACATCCTTGCTGCCGCTTATGATGAGCTGTTTAGAAAGATGAATGCATATGAGAATCGTATGGAGATGGCTCGAGAAGTGATTGCAGACAAGGCTGTATGGATCGCTAAGAAGCGTTACTTCATGCAGGTACATGATAACGAAGGTGTCCGTTACGCTCAACCTAAGTTAAAAGTAATGGGTGTTGAGGCTGTCAAGTCTTCTACTCCTCAGATCTGTCGAGATCGATTCAAAGAGATCTTCAATGTTATTCTAAACGAAGGAGAGGCTGCTACTCAGCAGTTTGTTGCAACCTTCCGTAAGGAATTCTCTGCGCTTGACCCAGAGCAGGTATCATTCCCTCGAGGAATATCTGATCTAGACAAATGGTCTGATCGTCGGGACATCTATAAGAAAGCATGTCCTATTCATGTTCGAGGTGCATTACTATATAACTATCATGTGAGCAAGAAGGGTCTTGATAATCGATATGAGTCTGTCAAGAACGGTGAGAAGATCAAGTTCTGCTATCTGAAGACTCCTAATCCTATCAAAGAAAACATTATCTCATACTCGTTGAACTTACCTAAGGAGCTTGACTTACATCGGTTTATCGACTATAATAAGATGTATGAGAAATCTTTTGTTGAGCCAATTCGCAATATCTTGGATGAGATAGGTTGGGATGTTGAGCCAAGAGCTACGTTGGAGGACTTCTTTGTATAGTCTAACTGTATTTAAATCGCCGCGTTGGTGGGAAGAACAGCAACGTTTTGTATATGATAATAAGACCCATCGTAGAATGGACTTTGAGTCTTGGGAGCGCTTTGTTAAGTTCCTGAGCAAACTAAGTGAAAGGAAGCTAGATGGTAAGCAAGATGCTGAACTTATTTCGCCAGCTATATTTAAACCTGATACTACTAGAAAGAACGACAATGTCATTGCTTGGGCTGGGTGGGCTGCTGTTGACGTTGATGATATTGAGATTGATGGAGATGTAGAAGATGAGCTTCGTAAGCGCTTTGGTCATTGGACCTACGTTTGTTACAGTACTGCTAGCAGTACACCTGATCTACCAAAGTTTCGGTTGGTATTCCAACTTAACGGTCCAGTTACACAAGATCGAATCAAACACTTCTGGTACGCCCTCAACTCAGAGCTTGAAGACATCGGAGATAAGCAAACTAAAGACTTTGCGCGCATGTATTATATTCCTGCTAGTTATTCTGGTGCTAATAATTTCTTCTTCGTTAATAGCGCTGAGCCTATGGATGTCGATTATGTACTAGCCCGTTGGCCATATGATGATAAACGTGATGCTAAGAGCTTTATGGATAGACTTCCTCCTGCATGGAGAGAGCAGATTATAGAGTATCGCAAAGGCAAACTAGATAACACATCATATGTTTGGTCGGGGTATCAAGACTGTCCGTTCTGGCCCAAGCGCCTTGCGACAGAATACATAACAATATCTTCTACTGGTTGGTACAGACAGATGTATCGTATTATGATCGCAACAGCTGGTAAGGCTGTAGAGAAGGGTTATCCTATCACAGCATCTCAGATAGTTGAGTTGTGTATGCAGTTTGATAGAGAGACTGGCAACTGGTATGAGAATAGACCTATGGAAGTAGAAGCAAATAATGCATTGGAGTATGCATACAAACATGGAGTTATACAATGAAAGCAGACAGATTACATAAATCAACATCAGCGCGCGTGAAACGCAGAGCTTTAAAACAAGTTTTATTGGAAAAGCAAGAACGACTATATGCAAAACTTCGTAAGTTAAGGAAATCAAAATGATCGCAGGTAAAGTTTGGGGACAAACAGAACTCTTAGAAGCTAACAACAGTTTAGAGTTTCATAGAATTGAAATGAATGAGGGCGGGACTTGTTCTAAGCATATGCACAAATATAAATGGAACGGGTTCTTTGTTGAAGAAGGTATCATGAAGGTTCGTGTTTGGCAGAACGATTATGACTTGGTTGACGAGACAATCATTGGGGCAGGTCAGTATCATAAGGTCCCGCCAGGAGTCTATCATCAGTTTGAGTGTATACAATCTGGAATTGCCTTTGAGTTGTATTGGGCTGAGTTTTCGCATAATGATATCGAGCGTGAGACAGTAGGGTATGCATAGCACTACAGTTGGGTTTACGGCATCAACGTTTGATCTGCTTCATTCGGGTCATGTCGCAATGTTACGAGAAGCAAAAACTCAATGTGATCATTTGATCTGTGCAATTCAAGTGGATCCGTCTGTCGATAGAAAAGACAAGAACAAGCCAGTCCAGACTTTGGTAGAAAGATACATACAGCTATCAGCAGTAAAGTATGTTGATGAAATCATACCATATCAGACCGAATCAGACCTTGAAGACATCTTAAACACATTCCATATTAATGTACGAATCATTGGTGAAGAATATAAACACGGGACATTTACTGGTAGAGCTATATGTGCAGCACGAGGTATTGAGATATATTTTAACAAACGAGATCATAGGTTTTCTACCAGTGATCTAAGAGCGAGAGTGAGTAATGCCTAACATTTTAATTATTGGCCATGGGTTTGTGGGCCAGGCTGTTGACTATGCATTTAGCAACATACCAAGATACATTGTGGATCCTAAATATGATACAGAAATCCCTGACGATAACTTACTACAGTACGATCTTGTATTTGTGTGTGTACCTACCCCTATGGGGAGTGACGGCAGTATTGATACATCTATCCTTGATAGCGTTCTTCAACGAGTGAAGGATCATCCTTTAGTAGTTGTAAAGTCAACAGTAACTCCTGACATTATTGAACAATACAATGTTGTTTACAATCCTGAGTTCTTGACAGAGAAGGCTGCTAATGAACAGTTTGTGTCAGCAAAGTTTCACATCCTTGGAGGTAAATCATTAGACACAATTGCTGTGGAACATTTTTATCGGCGTCACAGTCTTTGTGATGAAGCAGATTTCTACCACATGACAACAGCAGAGGCAAGCTATGTGAAGTATACTATCAACAGCTTCCTTGCACTAAAAGTAACATTCTTTAATCAACTATATGATACAATTGCAGCAACAGATTCGAACTTCATGACAGTGATAAAAGCTGTTGCAGCCGATAGTCGTATTGGATCATCTCATACAAAGGTTCCAGGGTTTGATGGCAAGCAAGGTTTTGGAGGGGCATGTTTTCCAAAGGATCTTTCTGCATTCACAAAGCACAGTGATAAGTTGACATTACTGGAGAAATGTATTATGATTAATAATGATTACAGATCGCAATATGAACTAGACAATCGGGAGATTGAACAACATGTCAATTATGGACAAACTAAAGAAGAACTCCAAGATCAAATCGACGGATATCCTGTCTGATTCAAAGTTCTTTAACGAAAAAGACTTTACACCCACAGACGTGCCGATGATCAATGTCGCATTGTCTGGATCAGTAGATGGAGGCCTAGCAGCTGGATTAACAGTGCTAGCAGGTCCGTCTAAGCACTTCAAGACTTCCTTTGCACTACTGATGGCAGGTGCATACTTAAAGGCGCATCCAGACGCCGTAATGCTGTTCTATGACAGTGAATTTGGTAGCCCACAGAGCTACTTCGAACAGTTTGGTATCGATACAGATCGTGTATTGCATACACCAATTACTAATGTTGAAGAGCTAAAGTTTGATATGATTGGTCAGCTAGAGGAGCTCGATCGTGATGATGAGGTTATTATTGTCATTGACTCTATTGGCAATATGGCATCAAAGAAAGAACTAGAAGACGCACAGAATGAAAAGTCTGTTGCTGATATGTCTCGAGCCAAAGCTCTCAAGGGGTTGTTCCGTATGACAACTCCGTACCTGACAATGAAGAACATTCCATTGCTAGCTATCAACCACACATACAAAGAGATCGGGCTATTCCCTAAAGATGTAGTGGGTGGTGGTACTGGCATTTACTATAGCGCAGATAACATCTGGATCCTGGGTCGTCAGCAAGACAAGAAAGGCACAGAGATTCAAGGTTATCATTTTGTAATCAATGTGGAGAAATCTCGTTATGTTAAAGAAAAGTCTAAAATTCCTATTACAGTCTCTTGGGATGGTGGTGTCCGTAAGTATTCTGGCTTGCTCGATTGCGCTCTCGCTGGCGGCTATGTTACTAAGCCTTCTAACGGCTGGTATGCTGTGGTTAATAAAGCTACTGGAGAAGTGGGACCTAAAGTACGGTACGATGTCACTAATGATCAAGCCTTCTGGGATCCAGTCTTTAGTGATACAGACTTTAAAGAGTTCTTGAAGAAACAATATCAGATTGGATTCCAGTCTCTGGTGTCTATGGATGATATTGTGGAGAGCATCGATGGTTAGTATTCCTAATATGTTTGAAGAGAATGTGCAATACGAACTAACACCTGGTAGTGATGATCATTGGCACATTAGAATCAAGGAAGGAGAGTTTATCGAATCTGTAATCAGCTTTGGTAAGATTACAATGGAAGATGACTCTCCTATCCTTAGCTTTGATTTGACGTTAGAGTCTAGCCCCGATGAAGATCTAGCAACAGACAATACCGAGCTTCAAAGGTATGCTGGTAAAATTTTAGAAAGTATTATTGTTAACAACTTAAATGAAATGGATAACAAAAAGCAATGAAAATTCTGATTATGGGTTTGCCTGGATCGGGCAAGACTCACCTTGCATTAAGACTTCACGTTCACTTGGCCTGTGCATGGTACAATGCCGACACAATTCGTAAGCAGGCTAATGATTGGGACTTTACACCAGCTGGTCGACGTCGACAAAGTCAACGAATGAATACAATTGCTACGTTTGAAGGAACTCATGGGCGTACAGTTATATGTGATTTTGTCTGCCCGACAGAAGAGACTCGTAGAGAGTTCAATGCAGATATCACTATCTGGATGAATACAATTGAAGCTGGTAGATATGATGATACCAACAAGCTGTTTGAAGAGCCCGCAAACTGTGACTATATTATAACCAAATTTCAGTCCGACGAAGAAATTGTAGAGATGGCAAATACAATTGCAGAAAGGCATGCATAATGTTTAATAATCAAATGCCTACAGTACAAATGTTAGGTCGATGGCAACCTTGGCATGATGGTCATACTGAACTGTTTAGACGTTGTCATGCAATAACAGGTCAAGTGTGTATTCAGATTCGAGACGTGGCAGGTATTGTTAACTATGACGCAGGTGGTGGACGTACAGCAGTGCAAGATGATAATCCATTTGAGATGGATAAAGTTAAGTTGAATATTGTTGCTGGACTTAAAGAAGCAGGGTTTACTTTAGGTGAAGAATATGTTATAATGGTGGTTCCCAACATTGTTGATATTAGCTATGGTCGTGGTGTGGGATATACATTTACAGAACACGACTTAGGCAAAGAAATACATGACATCTCTGCTACTCAGATCAGAGCGGAGATGCGTAGAGAAGGAAAATTATGAGCAACATTGAACAAGTAATCTTACGCAACATACTGACCAATGAACAGTTTATGCGTAAGGTACTTCCCTTCGTCAAACCAGAATACTTTGAAGGTGTATACAACCAGCTTTTTAAGGAGGCTGGTAAGTTTGTTGGCAAGTACAACAAACTGCCTAACCTTGATTCCTTTAGGATTGAGATTGATCAATCCGATAAGTTTAATGATGATCAATACACTGCAGCAATGGAGTTGCTACCAAAGATCTTTGCACCAGAAGAAGCTGATGAGAAGTGGCTACACGATACTACTGAGAAGTGGTGTCAAGATAGAGCTATCCACAATGCAATTATGGAATCGATTAGTATTATAGATGGTAAGCATAAGAGTCTTACTAAGAATGCTTTACCAGATCTATTGACTAAGGCCTTGGCTGTTACATTTGATCCATCTGTCGGTCACGACTATATTGAAGATGTAGAACAACGATATGACTTCTATCATATGGATGAGGAACGTATCTCTTTTGATCTAGATTACTTCAATAGGATTACAAAGGGTGGCTTGCCTAATAAAACTCTCAACATCTGCCTTGCTGGTACTGGTGTGGGTAAGTCATTGTTTATGTGCCATGTTGCTGGTAATGTATTAGCTCAGGGTAGAAACGTCCTATATATTAC